GGATGCTATAAAACGATACCATGAGTTGGATGTTGCTACACGACAACAAGTGGAGCAGTTTTGTAGGATCCAACCTGTACACGAGCGCGTGGCAGGAGGTATGAGCTATGAGTTAGCCATACGCACTTTTATGATAGACTATGATGCTGTCTCTGAAGTGGATTTGAATGCGTGCAGACAAGTCGTTGCCAGTAAAGAGTATGTTGCTGCTATTAAGGAGCATCGTGCTCCTCGGAGGACTCTCTCTTTTTCTGAAGACTCCCTTTCCGAACTTGAAGAGGAAAAGGAAGTCCAGAAAGAGATGGATTCAATTGAGGACTGGACCGAAGATATGTTCACAGGATTCCATATTGGAGATAGAGTAGTGCGAATCTTCCGTTGGTCATGGAAGAAACTGAAATTGATCGCCTTGTGGTCTCTTTTTTTCGGAATAAATTTGACGGAGGGAATCATTGGGGCTGGAACAGCCATTTCAGCATTGTTAGCTACTACATGGGTTGGAAGTGTATGGGCATCTTTTTTGGTGTTCCCACACTCCTTCTTAGCACTTGGATTGGGTTGGCAAATAACTATTGGATGTATGATGATTTCTGGGGCATACTATGCGGCGGGGCTTATATATTCTAGAGGCAAGAAGATTGGTAAATGGATGTACCACGCTGGTGCTGCCATTTATGCTACTTATTCTATGAGTGGCATGTGGTCAGCACTTAAGGGTGTGCCATCCCTTGTTAAACTTGCTCTCATTGATTTATATAGGACGCTCAATCTCAATGATGTGTTACTAGGAATTGGTATTTATGTCTTTATAGCTACTGGCTACAACCAATATAAACTAAGAAAAGCTATGAAGAAGGTTCATGTGGTGGAATTAGCTACTGAAGTTGTTGAAAAGTCTCCTGAAGCATACCACTATCCTGTTAAAACAGGTATTTCCGCTTCGTTGGCGGCAATGCAAGCTATGAACCTGTTGGAGGTCAAGGTTGCAGAAAGAATTAATAAGATAGT